CTCAACAGAAGAGCAGGCTATTAGTAATATGATTAACCTGTTACTTACACGGGATGGTGAACGAATCATGAGACCGAGATTTGGAGTAGGTTTGTATTACTATGTGTTTGAACAAAATAGTTTGAATAACAACATACTACTTGAGAATAGAATACGTGAACAGATTACTACTTGGTTACCGTATATAGATTTGGTTGATGTTACCATAAATAATTTTGATGATGCGTCATACAATGGTAATGCTATCAACATAATGATAACCTTCAAAGTATTTGAGTCATCTGCAAACAGAACGATTAGTATATATTCACTTGATGATGTTCAGTTAAATGTAAACGTGGAATGATGAATGAGAACAACTACAACAGATAAGGTAAATCGGGAAATAAAGTATACGAACCGAGACTTTTCCGAGTTACGTAATGCGTTGATTAATCACGCAAAGAACTATTTCCCCAATACATACAGAGATTTCAACGAATCTTCTCCAGGTATGATGTTCATAGAAATGGCGTCATATGTTGGGGATGTTCTCAATTTTTACACCGACGTTCAATTACAAGAATCCTTTCTTTATACTGTCAATGAGCAGATGAATCTTTATAATCTTGCTCAAGGAATGGGTTACAAACCAAAGACAGTAGTCCCATCTCAAGTTGATTTAGAGGTCATGCAACTTGTCCCAGCAATCGGAGCCGGAGAGAATACTCGTCCCGATTTACGATACGGTTTGGAAATAGAACCGAACATGGTGGTAAGAACTCGTGACAATGTATTCTTTAGAACTGTTGAACCCGTCAACTTCAAGTTTAGCGGAAGTTACGACCCAATAGATGTTTCTGTATATGAACTAAATGATGAGGGTGAGGTACAATATTATCTCCTGAAGAAACGGGTTAAAGCGGTAGAGGGTGCATTAAGACAAAGGTCGTTCCAATTTAATGAGGCGAGGATATATGATAAGATTGTTATTCGTGATGACAATGTGAGTTAAATAGTTGATGTAATAGATAGTGATGAGGAAAAGTGGTACGAAGTACCATACCTTGCACAGGATGTAGTTCCCGTAGAAACTCGAAATACCGAATTTAATAATAAGAATTTTTCACAATATAATAGTTCAGTTCCGTATCTGTTGTGTTACAGACAGACAGAAAAAAGGTTTGTAACACGTAGACGGAAGGATGACTACATGGAGTTGCAATTTGGAGCCGGATTATCTTCTGAATCAGATGAAGAGATAATTCCAAATCCAATGAATGTCGGGTTAGGTATGGATTATTTCGGCAGAGCGGAGGACGTGAGTGTAGACCCAAACAATTTCTTATTCACGAAAACATATGGTAGTGCGCCCAACAACACGGTACTTACTGTTAGGTATTCTGTGTGTAATGGATTAGAGGGAAATGTAAAAGCGAATACAATAGATGAAGTTTCTGAGGTAACTTTTGTACCATCGACATTACAGTTAGATGAGGAGGTGTTGATTGAGATACAAGATAGTCTTGTGGTTAATAATCCCGAGGCAGCATGGGGTGGTATGAATAAAATGCCGATAGATGTTATTCGTGAAGAAGCAATGGCCAATTTTGCAGCACAGAACCGAGCGGTGACTCGTGAAGATTACATCATGAGGTCTTATGCGATGCCATCCAAATATGGTGCAATCGCAAAGGCGTATGTTGAACAGGATACACAAGCGAGTCGTTGGAATGTCCAAGACCGTATACCTAATCAAAATTCTCTAAACTTATATGTTTTAACTTACAATAGTGACAAACAGTTTGAATATGCCAACTCGGCAATAAAAGAGAATTTGAGACAGTATATGAGACAGTATCGTATTCTTACTGATTCAATTCAAATAAAAAATCCATTCATAATAAACATTGGTGTAAATTACGATGTGATTACTCGTCCTAATTATAATAGTTATGAGGTATTACTACGTTGTAATGAAAGGTTGATTGAATTGATGAAGAATGATAATATGCAGATTGCTGGGCCTATTGTTTTGTCTACACTTATAGTTGAACTTGATAAGATTGACGGTGTTCAGAGTGTTGAGAATTTTGAGGTAGTCAACCTTACCGATTCTGATAGTGGGTATTCTCCATATGCATATTCAATAGAAAACGCAACCCGAAACGGTATTATATACCCGAGTTTAGACCCTTGCATTTTTGAAGTCAAGTATCCGAGACAGGATATTCGTGGTAGAGTCGTTGATATGTAAAAAAACTCATTGTTGTTGATATTTATAGGTAGGGGGAAAAACTGTGTATAAGATACTGTATCCAAAACGTGACGCTACCATATACGAAGCATATCCGAACAGGAACACTGGAATAGACCAAATTCTTGAACTGACCAAGTATGCGGTCGGTGAACGAAGAAACGATGTTGAGGACATAAATTCTTCGTGGGGAGAACAATACAATTCAAGGATATTATTAGATTTTGATTTATCTAATATTTCACAATTAGTTGATACGGGTAGTGCGAAATACTATCTAACTCTCAGTACGGTTGATGTGTCTTCTATTCAGAACGAATACACAATATACGCATACCCGATAACAGAACCGTGGATAAACGGTAATGGTAATTTCAACGACCTCCCAGAAATACGTAATGGGGTATCTTGGATATATTCAAGTAACGAGACCGACGGTGATTTATGGACTGATGGTAGTGGTACTTCATCATTCGCAACGGTTTCGGGAGGAGGTTCTTGGAATAGTAGTTATGCGGCATCTCAGTCGTTTTCATTTGAAGATTCCGATGTAAGGATGGATGTTACCCCGATAGTAAGTGCTTGGATAGCGGGTGACATCCCAAATTACGGTATGATACTGAAATATTCAGATGAGGATGAGAGTAGTACTGATGTTTTCGGTTCTCTTAAATTTTTCAGTCGTGAGACACACACCATATACCTACCCAAAATTCAAGCATATTGGGATTCAAGTGTAACGTATACGGGGTCATTTTCTCAATCATCAGTAGTAGAAGAATCGTATGTAATCTATTCTAATAATTTACGGAATAAGTATACACAGGACGAGTCCACAAGAATACGATTCAAGGTAAGGGAACGGTATCCACAAAAAACATATGTGAGGTCAACAACTGGAATCACAACTAAACGGTTGCCCGATACAACATACTATTCAATAGTTGACTATGTTACCAACGAACCTGTTGTAGAATTTGATGATGTGGGAACTAAACTTGACATGGATGATTCAGGGCATTACATAGATATAGATTTTCAGAATTTCCTACCTGTAAGGTATTATAAGATACTATTAAAAGTTGTATCTGATAATTCTGTTACAATAATAGACAACAATTTCAACTTCAGGATAGAATGATAAAATTAAACACTATCAACGGACAACTCGTTTACGAAAACGTCAACGAGCAGACATCAGAGAAATTTAGGTACTTACTACAACTGTTCAATGAAGATGGTAATAGTCTTCACCCCCAAAAATTGGAGGAACGGTTGAGACTACATCCTATTGCTTCGCGTCTGACTGCACGTAATTTCAATAAGTCGTATATAGTGCCTGTTGATAGTGGGTCGGTTCTCATAAACTTTCTACCAAGAAAAACAACGGTCAGAAATTCCAATTACGATTACAAGGTGAATCCAAATTTTGAAACATTCGAACCCCTTGAGTTTAGAAATGAATTACCCGACCCGTTTACATTAGACGATGGAACTATCTTCAGAGTCACAGGTAATGGTGTTAAGAAATTGGATGAGTATACATATTACACTATGGACAATGGTGAATTGAAACAGATTCCGAATTGGAAAACCGCACAGGTATTGTTAAATGAACGTGGTCAGTTGGTAGAGAGTATACGAGTTGTTGAACCGAGACAATATAATGACTTGATAAGACAATCAAACGTAAATTCACTCGTGCAGAATGGTATGGCGGTAGAGGAGGCGGAACAGGTTGCAGCAGAAATACAGACAGGTAAGAACCCGTCATTTCCAATACCACCTTCGGCAAATGTACAGGCTCCACCGAGTTTCACAGGCCCTAATAGTGGGGGTTCTGCTAATTTTCCGTTTGCATTACCACCATCCGGCCCAACCCCATCCGCTGGAGGATTTGGCGCACCACCAGCGGGTAGTCCAAGTGCGCCTGTCGGCCCTGGAGGTGTAAGTTCAGGTGGAGGAGGAGGTGCCGGAGGATTTGCATCCGGCCCTAATGGTTCAAGCACAAGTGCCGGTATACCTGCTGGTGGTGGAGGTTTTGGTGGAGGTGGAAATAATGGTGACCCCAATAACCCAACAGGCCCCACTGGTGGAGCAGGTGGTGCATCGGGAACTATTGGTGGGCCTAACGGATGGAATCCATCCGATTTATCAGACCCAAATAATCCAAGTAATCCTGCTAACCAAGGAGGTGGTGACGATGGAAGTGGTGATGGCCCTGGCGGCGGAGATGGAAGTGGCGCAGGTAGCACATTCCCTGACCTTTCATCCCAATACACCGATGACATGGAAATGTTGTCAATGTCGGAGGCTTTCATGCAATTGAGCGATACTACGGGTGGACAATGTCAAACGATGCAGACATTCCAAGATAGTGTAGACCAAACGTTCGATA